GCTGCGCAGTATGATGACAATGCATCTAAAGCAAGTTTATCAGCTGAGAAACTTAAATTATTAAGAGTTGAGGTGAAACTTGGAGGCAATGAAGCACAAAATGCGGCAATTAAGCAACAGAAGCATGCTGATGCTTTAGAGAATACTGGAACCGCAGCTGAAACCGCAGAACAGAAACTCAAGAAATTACGTGAAAATGCTAACAAATCCATGCTTGATGACCAATATTGGATTAACAACTATATGCGTAACAAACAACTACTTGGAGAAGCTAGAGCAAAAGAGTTTGCTGATTTTACTTTAGATTGGCGAAAGGAAAATAATATTGGACGAGAGGTCATATTATCTAAAGAACAACTTCAAATTTTACAAGAGCAGTGGCAAATGCATTTGAGAGTCGCTGCAATTCGTGATGAGGCTACTAATGCAACTAAAGAGCAAAATAAGGCATTACGAGATCAGCAAAAAGTACTAAATGTAAATGCGAAAGTCCTAGCGAATGCTTCAAAATTCGGCTTTGCTGATCTAGAGTCTAAATACAAACTTCCATCAGGAACATTATCCGCGATTCATATGATCGAATCTCGAGGTAATGCAAAAGCCTATAACAAAGAAACCGGAGCCACTGGTGGATTTCAGTTTCTCGAAGGTACTGCCAAGCAATATGGCGTAAAAGACCGCACTGATTTAGCACAATCTGCTGAAGGTGCCGCTAAGTACATGTCTTATCTTTTGAAGCTTTTTAAAGGTGATTTAGAAAAGGCTGTACGTGCATATCATGCAGGTGAAGGCAATGTAATGAAGGGTAAAGGTATTGGTAAAAATAATAATCAATACTGGAAAGACTATCAAAGTTACATGGCTGGTATTAATGGCTATTCTGCTGGTGATATCTCATCAAAAGACTTTGATAAGCTTATTCAAGATACCACTAAAATGGCCGAGGAGCAGGCAAAACTTCGTCTTCAATTAGAGAATGAGGTTGCTAATCAAGTAACAAAGATTAGGAATGATCTGGCCAAAAAACTTGAGGATGTTGATAAAGCTAACTTTAGCCCAGAACGCAAGGCCGAAATTAAAGCAGAACTTCAAGCACGTGCAGATAATGATATTGCCATTGCTGAGCAAGCTACAAAGACTAAGCTTGATTCTTTCCGTGATTTCACCAAGTCGGAAGAGCAGCTTTTAAAGGACAGTTTTGCAAAACGTCAATTTGAAGCCGAACACGACTTAGAGATGACGAAAGAACAGCGTAAAGAAGCTGTTAATTTGTTAGCTCAACAGTTGCAACAAGAATTAGGTTTACTAAAACTTGCTCAAGAGCAACGTTTGTTTCAAGCTAAATTATTCTTGCTTTCAGAAACTGAGGCAATGCAAGAACGCTACCGATTGGAGCGAGAAGAAATTGCCAAGACGGTAAAAGACGAGGAGGAAAAACGTAAGCGACTGACATTATCACGTGATCAGGAAAGATTGGAAGCATTTGATCGTGCAGCAAAAGCTGGTCAAGCATGGGGTGGTATTCAAGCTGATATGAATGGCAGTGGTGAGTTCTATAGACTAGATCAAGAACGATCTAGCCGCCTAAGTGCCGCGACAAATCTACTTGATAGTCAGCAAGGTGTGGTTAATTTAAATGAACAAAATTCTATTGAGGCTTTAAACGCACAATTTGAGCAACAGCTTATAAGTCAGCAGGATTACGAAAATCAGAAAACAGCTATCATTCAAGCTGCTCAAGATCAACGTAATCAGATTGCTGCCGAATATGCAAAGAATGCTCAGGATATTGAAGATAAGTATCAGCAAGATCGATTGAATGCTCAAATTGCTCTTGGTGGCCAAATGATGGGTTCACTCACATCGATGTTTGGTTCAATGTTTGGCGAGCAATCAAAAGCATACAAGATCATGTTTGCTGCTGATAAAGCTTATGCCATTGCAGCTGCAGGTATTTCTATTCAGCAAAGTATTGCAAAGGCGGCTAGTGTTGGTTTTCCAGCAAATATCCCATTAATTGCAAGTGCTATTGCACAAGGTGCAAGCATCATTGCAAACATCCGGGCAATTAAAGATCAAGGCTTTGCTGACGGTGGTTACACTGGATCAGGTGGGAAATATCAGCCTGCTGGTATTGTCCATAAAGGAGAGGTGGTCTGGTCCCAAGAAGACATTAAAAGATGGGGCGGAGTTGGTTTAGTTGAGAAAATGCGTAAGAGTGCAAACCCTGAAGCTTTTCTCAATAACAATGCCTCGGCTGATAGTGTCATGCGCCGTGCAATGATGAGTTCTAATGCCTTTATAGAAAGCCAAAAGCAAGCTGACATCTTTAATCAACCGGTTCAAGATACTCAGATTATCTATAAAGGTAATAGAGACACACCTAAGTTGGCGTCTTCGGCAAATTCTGACTTATTCCATGATGGCAAGGTCTACTTCTCATCAAATGGTTTAGTTCAGGATCGTTCAAATCTGGATGATGTTCAGGATTTTACTTTAGGACGTACTTCACGCCCTCAAGCTGAGATTATGCCTTCAATTGAGCCTGCTTCACCGACAATCAATTTCAAAATTGAAGTGATTAATCAGGTGAGTGGAGCGACAGTTGAAGCTGAACAACTGGATGAGCAAACAGTCCGGATCATTGTTACAGATGAACTGGATAAGCAGCTTCCAAGAAAGGTACCGAAACTTGTTAGTGATCAAATCGGTAATCCAAACTCAACTATTAGTCGGTCTTTGACTGAGAATACGACAGCAAGACGGAATCGTTAATTTAAAAGCTACCTTTAGAGGTAGCTTTTTTAAATAAATTAGGACAAAATTTCAAAAAATTGGTGAATATTCTTATGCTTCCTCCAGTTCCTAAAACTAAGTCATCAGAAGTAACCGATATTATTAACTCTGCTGTTCTTACTGGATCGATAAGTGAATTTCAGTATTTTAGATGCAAACGGTTGCTTAATGATATTAAAGAAACTGAGCCACTAGATTGGTTTTTATTAAGCAACAGTATTATTGAAATGTATTTTGATAATCCTATTCTTGCGCATCAATACGCTCGAGAAGTACTGAAAATTAGCAATAGTGTATCAATTTTATCGAATCTTTATTTTGTTTTTCTTAGCTCAGTAGATTTTTCTAGTGCTAATGAAAATATTGATAAAATTATAAGTTTGTGTAGTAAACAAAATTTACCCTTAGAAAGTTTTATTCCTATTGACTTCAAACCTATAACTTATTTTCTAGATGGAATTTTAAATGATGATTTAAATTATTATAAAAGATTTAAAAAGGAAGACTTTAATGAATTTATTCAGTTTTTTGAAATTAAAAATAAACTAGAAATTGATTCTAGAGTCTTGAAACATATCGGTTCAATTCTTTTTAAATGTTTTAACTCAAGGAATGTTCGGTGTCGAAAATATGAATATAGTTTTATTGATGATGAATTTTTAATATTGCTTTATGTCGATAGAAGTTTTGATGAGATTGACGCTATGAATTCAGAAATATTTAGTAAATGCTATGATGAGGGTTTAATTGATGAACTGAATAAACTTTCATATTTTATTATTCCTTATGAAGTGGGCGTGGATTGAAAAATGGCTACTACAGATACACTAAATTACTGTTATGAGCTGTTAGGTAATTCTACAAAATATGATGAATGTCACAAAAGGAATATTATAGGGCGTGCTTATTACCATGCTTTTTATGAAGTCCGACATCATTTAGAACAACGACTATTATGGCCAGTAACAAAGACAAAATGTGGAGCTCATGAAAAAGTCTATAGCAGACTTAGTGGGTACCCTGCGGGTTCAACGTCTGAAATGATTCAGAAAAGAGCTGCGGAAATCAAAAATCGAATACAAAAATTAAAGAGGTTTAGAACAACAGCTGACTATCATCTTCATCTAACGATTTCAAATCAATTAATAAACTATATTTTACATGAATCTAGTCAGATATCTGAAGAAATATCAAGACTTTAGTTGTTAAAGATACTTTTATACCGACCCATTATGAGGTCGGTTTTTTATTACCTGAAGGAAAGTTATGTACAAGTTAAAGCTAAATCCTCAGACCAGCGGCTATGGCGTAACACCAGGTGATGATGTGAAACGTCAGCAGATGGATGGCGGACGTGGTCGCTATTACATCGATGTAAAACGTAATAGTCATATTGTCGATGTGAACTGGAATTTAAGTAAAACCGATTTCAATAAAATGATGGCTTTCTGGCGGATCTATCAGAATAAGCCAGCTTCATTCTATGCGGATTTGGTCATAGACCAAGGAACACGTCAGCAATACCAATGCAATTTCATTCCGAACTCGTTCAAGACCAATGAAGTGAATGGCAACCTTTACCGGGTAAATGCACAGCTCGAAGTTGTTCAAAACCAGCCTAACCTTACGGCCGATATAGCTTTGATTAAGGATTGGGAGGTCTAATGGATAACGAATACGCCAAGTTCTTTTTCAATCGTAAAGTCGATGTTTATCAACTGGAATGTATTGAGCTTTCTCATCCTTCCTTTATGAACATATACCGAATAGTTCGTAATGATGATCGTGGGGTGTATGTACAACATAAGGAAGGATCCGGTCAGGTCTATTATGAATTTTTGCCAGCATCTATTCAAAGATCCGGAATGCTCGGTGATTTGGACCAAACTTTGACCGTTTCAATTTCTGGACTTGGTGACATTTTGCCGGATGAGTTTGAACGGGTAATAGAAGGTCAATTTCCGGATGTAAAACCAACAGTTAATTATCGGCTTTATAGTTCAGATAATTTAAATACACCGATGCATTATCTGCTTGGCTTACAACTCGCCGGTGTTTCAATGAACCATAAAGCTGTGACGTTCAAAGCTGAATCTCCACGATTAAATACCGCTAAAACTGGAGATATCTTTGCACTAGACCGCTTTACTGGTCTCAAGGGGGCTATATGAAAAGTCATGATCATTTGCTTGATAGACAATATGACGAGGAAAACTACAACTGTGTTCATTTTGCTCATGAAGCTGCATTGGATCTATATGGAATAGACCGGGCGGAAGCACTTGAATTTTTTATGAAGCCTATTAAAGAAAAGGTATTTCTACCATCAAGGTTAAAACTTTTAAATCCACTGCCCATGCCCAAGGAAGGCTGCATAGTCGCCTTTCACTCGAGATACCGAAACAAGCCCCCACATGTGGGGCTTTTTCGTTTGGGGCGTATTTTGCATTTGCAGGAATCAGGCGTTTCATGGATGCCAATTCAAGTCGTTCAAGCATTTGGATTTAATCGTGTGAGTTTCTATGATTAAGATTATTTATAAACAAGACCCTTTATCCGAAGACAAAACAATTGAACACGCCGAAACTTTGGGTCAATGGCTTACTTCAAAATATGATTATATGCCTGAACATGTCCGTATTTTCCATACAACAAGTAATATGGATCATGCCGAAATTTCATTTGCGAATGAAGTCACACCGAAGAATGCATATGAATTAAAGCAGCTCGATTTCTTGCCAGGCACTTTCATTGTAATTGAGAATCCCAAGGGTATAGACCCCATAACTCTAGCTTGGATAGCGGTTGCTTCTATAGTTATGGGTGTGGCTGTTGCATTATTAATGCCTGTGCCCTCAATTACCCAAACCAACCAGAATAACAATCAATCCTCGTCTGCAAATAACGAATTATCAAACCGTGAAAATAAAACTCGCGTAAATGGTCGTATCGCAGATATTTATGGTGCCGCTCACGATACCCCTGATCTGATTACTGTGCCTTACAAGGTATATGAAAACAATGTCGAAGTAGAGCATGTTGTTGGTTGTATTGGTCGTGGTCACTATAAAATTAACGGTGCATATGATGGTGAAACCAACATTGTTGATATTGCCGGCGCATCGGTAGAAGTCTTTCGACCAGGTGTAGATATTGTTTCAGGTGAGCCATATTTTTCGCTTGGTACCGAAATTACCACGCCGCCACTAACGGTTCAGCATCAAACTTCTGTTAATGGCCAAGTTCTCCGTCCAGCAGATACACAGTCTTTAGAAGGTACGAACTACCTTCATTTTGCATATCCAAACGAGATCCTTCGGGCATCTGCAAACAATACGGATTTAACCACTAAGTTTGTAAGTAATGACCGCGTAGAAATCACCAATGCCTCATTCACGTTTAACGGCCAGACTTATGATTTAAACGGCACTTACAGCGTTCTATCGGTAGCAGATGATCGAATGACGTTATCAAATCCGGCGGCCGTTAATGCTAACTGGTTAAAGCTTAAAGAGTTAAATAACCAACAAACTGCAGCTTTGTCACCAAAGATCAGTTCAATAGGTGAAAAATGGATTGGTCCATTCATTCTGGACAATGTTGAACGTAGCCGGGTGCTGTGTAATTTTGTGGCCACAAATGGACTTTATACCGTTTCTTCAGGTGGGAATCAGGCCGCTGTTAACGTCACGATTGAAGTTGAAGTAACACCGGTAAATGAATCTGGTGCAGCGATTGGTAATCCGATGCTGAAGCAGATCATTTTGAAAGGTTCGGCAAAGTCGCGTCAAACCGTTGGCGCAACGCTGGATATGGTGACATTTCAAGGTCGCTGTAGTGTCCGTGCACGTCGTTTAACACCAACACCGGCGGTTACAACGGTAGTAGATGAAGTAAAGTGGCAGGCGCTTTATGGTGCTTATCCTTTGCAAAGCACAGTGTATGAACATGAAACGGTTTTTCGTGCGCGCACTTATGCAACCACTGGAGCTTTATCTGTTAAGTCCCGCAAGATCAATTTTGATCTTCAGCGGATGTTACCGACTTTTAAAAACGGCGCAATGACGACAGAGCTATTTCCAACATCAAGCTTTGCTGATGCATTGGTTTCAATGGCACTGGATGACAAGATAGGCCGCCGTACGATCGACGAAATAGATCTGGAAAATATCTATCGGACTTATAACGATGTAGTTGATTATTTTGGTACACCACTTGCGGCTGAGTTCTGTACTACGATTGATGATACAAACCTGTCTTTTGAAGAGCTGGTCACCAATCTTTGTGATGCCGTGTTTTGTACTGCATATCGTCAAAATAATAAGCTCAAGCTTTATTTTGAACGTCCAACTGATAACTCGGTAATGCTATTTAACTTCAGGAATATTATTCCTGATAGTTACAAGCATGATCTTACCTTTGGCGTGATGGATGACTACGATGGACTGATCTATGAATACACGGATCCGGCCGACGATAGTCGTATCAATATCTATCTACCGGATAAAGGGGCCAAGAACCCCAAAGAGGTGAAATCTGTAGGTGTGCGTAACAAGTGGCAAGCTCATTTTAATGCGTACCGGCTTTGGAACAAGCTTCGCTTCCAGCGCAAATCCATTACCTTTGATGCGGCACCTGAGTCAGAATTACTGGTTTTACGTGACCGGATCGCTGTAGCTGATTATCGCAATGGTATTCATCAAAGCGGTGAGGTGGTACAGCAAGAAGGTTTAATTCTCACCCTAAGCCATGATGTCGATTTCATTGCAGGCAAGAGTTATGTGATTTATTTGCAAATGGGGGATGGTACCGTGGACCTGATTCCCGTTACGCCGGGTTCAGCCAAGAACAAAGTAGTTTTAGGGCGTTTACCGAACGGGGCCTTAAAGCTTAGTCCCGATGACTTTGTGAATACTATCTACACCGTAGTTAATGACGATACCAAAGGCTCACTGCCTTATCTGGTTGCAAAAAGAGAACCGGCTGACCAGTTCTCTAATACCATTACTGCAATTAATTACGATGAACGTTATTACCTCAATGACAAGGACTTTATTGATGTGCCGGTTGATGATTCACCGATTTACATTCGATATGACCAGCTGGATATTAATCTGGCACGTTTATATCAGATGCAAAGAGGGGATTTGCCAACGACTGGAGAAATCAGTTTTGTAGTTGAAGCAGGTGCACTAGTTTCAAGTTCAAGTTCTTATCGACCGGAAACCAGATTTGTCTATAAATTCGACTATAACTCTAGTCCTGCAAAACGAGAGTATATCGTTCCAGCTGCATCAGAATTACCTGCTATTGATACTGGTGAGTTCCCACCTGATCTCGTGGTAAATTTGACTATTAAAGGTGCTGTTGTTGGACGTGGTGGAGATGGCGGGTTGCCACATTTGGCATTTGGTGCATGGTCTACCGATCCGGATTATAACTTTACTAAAACCCGCCGTGACGGTTTTCAGGGAGCACCCGGTTTATTAAACCGGCACAGTAAACTAAACCTGATTATTGATGGTGGAACTCTGGCTCGAGGCGGTTCAGGTGGTGGAGCAACACCAAGTGGTATTTATACAGGATTATCGTATGGAGTTCAGGGTATTCCCGGTGGAGCTGGAGCACCTTTTGGTCGGGTTATGACCGGACAACCTATTACTAACGATTCACAAGACTGGCGTTGGTACTTAAATGGTGACTTTATGGTTGTCAAAGTAACCGATGCCGAAGCTTCGGTACCCGGTAAAGGTTACCGAACCCAAAATGATCGTTATGGATCTCCATTATCAGGTGATGGCGGAAATTGGGGCCAACGTGGTACCAAGTCTACTAATGATGGAACATGGAATTGGCAATACCATGGCACAACTGAAGGTCAGCCGGGGCCGGGTGGACCTGCAATTGTGGGAGTTGCACCACTGACAACTCAATTGATTAACGGAGGGAAAATCTTACAAACCCTTTAAACCTTAAAAGAACTTTGAGCACCCAATTCGGGTGCTTTTTTATGATCTGTCCAATGATGGATTGGACAACGAACAACTAACGCTTTTTAGCGGTTTTTTTCTGGAGAAATAAATGGAACCAGTTTCCACTAGTGGCTTTACAGCACTATTAAAATTTTATGGGTTTGCAATTGTGGTGGCTTTGGCGGCCAGCTTGGTTGTAGCAGTTGTATTAATGACACGTATGCCACGCTCACCACAAGAGTGGGCAGTGGGCTTGATTTGTACGGTTGTATCAAGCCTCGCTGGCGGCTCATTCATTATCGTGAAATGGGGGCTTCATGAATGGGTTACTGATATATGGGGGATGATTGCTCTTGGAGGATTCTTCTTTGTTTGTGGTTTACCTGGCTGGGCTTTAGTCCGCTGGATCTTTAACTTCATTAACAAACAGGAAGGTAAGACGATTATTGAAGTACTTAAAGAAGTTAAGAAAGCTAAAAGAGATATCGAAAACAGTTAATGCCGCCTTCGGGCGGTTTTTTATTATCTAAAGGAAAGTGAAATGAACATTGAACAATATCTTGATGAATTAATTAAGCGTGAAGGCGGGTATGTAAATAACCCAGCTGATCGGGGCGGTGCAACCAAATACGGTATTACTCAAGCTGTAGCACGTACAAATGGTTTTAAGGGCAATATGAAAGATTTGCCTCTTGAAGTGGCCAAAGCAATTTATCGCAAAAACTATTGGACAGCCCCACGTTTTGATCAGGTGAATATCATTTCTTCTGCTGTAGCTGAAGAGCTTCTAGACACTGGTGTGAATTGCGGTACCGGATTTGCAAAACCTCTTTTACAACGTGCTTTGAATCTCCTAAATAACAATGGTAAAGCAGGGTGGCCAGATTTATCAGTAGATGGGATATATGGTCCGGCAACTCTTAATGCACTCAAAACTTATTTGGTCAAACGCGGGAAAGAAGGAGAAAAAGTTTTAGTTCGAGTTCTGAATATTATGCAAGGTCAGCGTTACATTGAAATCTGTGAGCGCAATCCAAGCCAAGAACAATTTTTCTATGGCTGGATTGCTAATCGAGTATCAATGTGAAGTACCTAATTTTACTGTGCATTCTACTCAAGACTGCACAGTTACTTCGACGTATAGTGAGGTAGTTGTAAAAGTTTATAGGTAAGTTATAGGATTGATTGGTAATAATCTTTAAATTTTAGGGGGGGGATTGTTCAGATGTAGTGTATTCTGTAAAATAAAACTTAATTATATTTTGCTTTCAATACAATGAACGATCAAGTTTTCCAATTACAAATTGTTATAAATGGAGGTTTAACCCCCATTCAATCTAAGCCAGAAACACTTGATAAATTAGTAAAAGAATTTGCTATAAATCATTTGTTGTTTCCAAAAGAAATAACTGAACAATTAATTGAGATTAATTCTCAGGATGGTTCTCAAACAAAAAAGATAACTAAATTTATTGATTTGGTTAGTAGCAATCAAAAATGTACCTACCAAATTAGAAATGATTCACTTGTATTTTTAAATTCCTTTGAGAAAATAGAGGAATTAGAAAGTATATTTGAAAAGTTTTTTAAATCGTTTTCGGATCTGACCCCATATATAAACTATAAACAATCAAAAAGATTGGGGCTAGTTCTTATTAGGGAGGATTATAATGAGGTTACATTACGCGAGTATTGTACTTCAGAAGAATTAGATCGAAATGTTATTGAGAATAGATCGAGAAAAGTTACTCGTTTTGCTATGGCGGAACTAAATGAAATGGTAAATTTATCTGTTTCAAAAGATTATGTAACTCATGAATCAGGAGTTTCTCGAAATACTCTAGCAAGTGTTTATGATGTTAATACGTTATCTACTAAGGATGTTTTTAGATTTACAAGTAAGGATGTAGTAAAGTTTATAAATGCTTCAAAGAAATTTATTTTAGAATCAATGTAAGATTTTTTATATGAACTATTCAAATAATTTATCTAATAATACTATGTATGAAAGTGGTAATCATAAAAAGATAATCACTAAGTACGAGATTGAAACAATAAAAACGGTTTGGCAAACCGATAAGATACAGTCTTTTTTAAAAGATTACTTAAATACAGACGTAGTTAGTATTACTGACCCCACTGTTATAGAACAAAAGATAGGGGAAGAGAGCTTAAAGCAAATTAAAAGAGAATTTGATATTTTTAAGAATAAATTTGATAATTTTCTGAGATATGAAGATGTGCCAGTCGATTATGTTTCACCTATTGAAAATGAATTAATCAACTTTTATAAACATAGTAAAGTTGAAGTTCAAGAACAAATTAGCCAATGGATTATTGATTCTTTTGATAACACAAAGGTTCTTCTTAATATTTTAAAAATTTTAGGTAATATTGCTCCTGATTTTATTGATCATCAATTTTTAACTAATTTTCTTATCGTTCTTAATCATAAAGATACTGAAATCAAAGAATATGCATTAAGAATTCAAGAGAAATTAATGCTTCCATCATATAATAATGTACTGAAGCACTCTAAGTTAACTCCAAAATGGATTGATGACTATAGAAAAGAATTGGTTGAATTGTATGAAGAAGATAATAAAGGTAGTTAATTTAATATGACTATTTTTGTAAGAAAGATAAGTAAAGCAAAATGGCCTTCTGAAGAGGAAATTGCAGAAAAAGCACTGGATTCAGAAATTATACCTTTTGTCAGAGCCGATGCCTTAACTACTTGTTTAAAAACTTCTCAAAATACTTTATCTGTTTGGGCAGTTGAAAATTGTACTGATGCTGAAATAGAGAAAGCTATTCTTGCTTTGATTACCAATACGAAATTAGAAAGACTTAATCGAATTCAAATTGTTTATTTTTCAAAAGAAGATGTAGATAGTTTAGGGTTGCCGATTGCAGTAACGGAAGGAGATACAATTATTGAATCTTTGTCTAAATTACATAATGATTTAGTTGATTTAAATTATGAAAAATTGGGAAAAGTATCTCAATTGATTATTTCTTCCTTACGATCTGAAAGTGTCAGAACTTATAATGAAAGAAAATTAAAAGATATGCTTTTAAAGGCTATTAATGAAGGTATAGTTGACCAAAAATTATTACATCCTTCACTACAATCTAAATTAGGTTTGCCAGTTTTAGATCAAAATGGTAATGCACTTATTAAACAGGAAAACGGCGAATTTGTAAAAGTTTAATTTTTTATTTTATAGTTAATAATTCATCCCACTTAAAAGGATTCCTGCTAAGTTTATCTCTACTCATCGACCAGTTCCGACCAGGAACAAAACATGGTCCGACACCTAATTTTTTCTTTCCAAACTTACTATGGATACCATCCATAGCCTGCAT